GGGCTGGTTATCCGGCGCCTGAACGAGTTGTATGCGGCTAGCGGGCAGGTCGGTATCCTGGCTTCGTTCCGACAGGGCGGGGCCATCACGATGGGGTCGCACATCTACCACTTCATCGAGAAGGATACGTAAGTCTGACAACTGAATAGCCCAGGGGGGAGGGTTGCAAGACCCTCCCCCGGAAGGCAAGGAGGTCAAGCATGAGGCCAAAGGTAGGGAACATCATCTGGATCAAGACGGTTTACGACGGGACGGCAACGTCCGACATCACGACCTCGGACGGCACGTTCGGCACCCCTATCGACATCGACGCTAACTGCCAGCACGTGCTGTTCCTGGTGCACGGCGTCAAGCACTGCTACGACTCAAGCACCGGGGACGACACCGACGCCACGATAGCGTGGAAGGTGTACGGGCAGAATACCTACGCGCTTTCGGCGAGCGCGGACTATAGTGACTACGCCTACCTTGCGGGGGCCACAAATGGGGTGCTTGGGTTCACGGCCTCGGACGTTGTGCTTGGCCCGTATGGCATAGACGTGGCGGCCGCCAAGCTGCTGGGGTCGAAGGGGTCGCTGATGATGAACTTCTATTCAAATGGGACGTCTACCCACATAGAGGTTCATGCCGTCGCAATAGGATACGGCGGGGATACCCGCAACCAGGACTCTTCCGCCCTGGTGAAGGTGTAAGGAGGACACAATGGGAATGGAACGAAGTCTCAGCAACTATGTCTGGGCCAAGGCCGTCTATGACGGCGTGGTCACATCGGATCAAACGTCTGATGGCAAGTGGGCCGTGCTGACGATGGACGCAACCTCTCCGAGGGTGCTGTTCATCATCCACGGCATCCAGAAGGCCGACACCAGCGACTCTCTGCTGTACTGGACGGTATCGGGGAGCAACTGCGACTCGCCGGACTTCACGAACTACAGCGCCATCACGGGGGCAACGCACGGGCTTGTCGTGATTGTCGACTCTGCGGACGCAACAAGACTGGGCCCGTTCATGCTGGACGTCGACGCACGCAAGTACATCGCCGGTAAACTGCTGTTCAATATCTACTCGTGTGACGCCGCAACCATCGAGGCGCACGTCGTTGCCCTGGGCTACGGCGGGGTCGTCAATCACGGGGTCCCGTCCAGCGACACCGTCAAGGCCGCCGCCTAAGGAGGGACTATGGCCTACGCCGCATCAAGCGATGTCAAGGAGTTCATGGGCATCCCCGACTGTGACAATACCGACGATACGCTCATCGGGAATCTGGTCACGCGTGCGCAGGCCCTTATCGATCTGGAGTGTCGTCGCACGTTCGAGGCGGGGGCCGGGACGTGCGACGACGACTACACCACCCGCCACTTCTCGCTGAACGATGACGTGACCGAGGATGGCTGGCTGATGCTGGACAAGGACCTGGCGGTACTGCGCACAATCGACACGGGCGACGGGACGGAGTACGACAGCACGGACGGGGTGTGGCTTACGGACCCGCGTGACTCTACGCCCATCCACGCCATCCGGCTGAGGGCCGACAGCAACCTCTACTGGACGTATGACACCGAGCCGGATGACGACATCGCCATCGAGGGCAAGTGGGCCTACTCGGTGTCGGCGCCGGCGGAGATACAGCACGCCACAATACGGCTGGCGTCCTGGCTGTACCACCAGAAGAACGCCGGCGCGGACAATGACCGCCCGGTGATAACGGCGGATGGGTCTGTGATACTCCCGTCCAAGTTGCCCGCTGACGTGGCGGAAATCTGCTACAGGTACAGGCGCACCAAGGTGGGGGCGGTCTGATGGCATCCACAATCCGAACGCTGTTCACGAATCTTGCCGCGCTTAGCGTGTCCTACACGAACACGCGGGGCGACTCCGTGACCGTCAAGGGGCTGGACCTGAACAAGCTTCAGACGACCATGACCACGGCCAGCCTGCCTATCCGGTGCCTGCTGCCAACAGAGAGCTGGGGGAGTGAGGGCAGTTCGCTGGAGCGCATCTCTGTGGGCGTTGCAAATCCCGGCGCCCTGATGAACTGGAACGTGACCGACCTCATGCTGCATGAGGCGGTCGGGCAGGACAGGGGGATTATGACGGTCCTGCCCGATCTGGTGCTGTACTGCGGGGCATACGTGGACCTGATCCTGGCCTCGGCCACGGGGGCCCTGGCTACGGGGATGACCATGACCGGGCTGGCCGTGGCGGCGGGAATCTACGAGTACCCGCTGGGCAGCGGCAATGCCTTCTTCGGCGTGGAGGCCACGTCGAGCTGGCAGGAACTTCTAAACTAGGAGGCAAGCATGGCAAAGTATCAGGGCAACTCGCTTAGGGTTGGCATCGGCACTACGGCGGTGGCGTCGGACGCCACGCTGCTGACCGCCAGCCTGGTCAAGTCGGCGGAGATTACGTTCACCGCAGACACGTACGAAAGTACGGGTGCGGGCGATTGCGACAAGTCGTACATCGCCGGCCACAAGGACGCCAACATCAGAATTGACATGTGGGACGACTCTGCGGCGGCTACGCTGCGGGACCTGTGGGCTGGCGTGGCGTCAACCGACACGGTAGTCATCTTCCCGCAGGGGTTCAACGCGGCCGCCCCAACGCTGGCGTTCTCGGGCGTTATGACGGGGCAAACGCTGGGAACCTCGCACGATGGGGTTACACCCTACAGCATTACGTTCCAGACCTCGGCGGGCGTGACCGAATCCACCGTGGCGAGTTCATAGGAGGAATGATATGGCCAAGTATGCTGGCAACGCATTGGTTGTCGTGATTGGCACTACGCCCGTCACGGCCAACCTAATCAAGTCCGTCGAGATTACACAGACGGCCGACACATACGAAAGCACGGGCGCCGGGGACGCGAACAAGTCGTATCTGGCCGGGCACAAGGATTCCTCGGTGCGGATTGACGGCTGGGACGACAGCACGGTGGCCGCCATGCGGACGAAGTTCGCCGTTGGGACCGAGTTCACTGGCTCCACGACTGCTGCGCTCCACATCCGCCCGCAGGGCACGGGGACGAACCCCAACCTGGCTATCGCCGGGATCGTGACTGGCCTGACGGTTGGCGTGTCGCACGACGGCGTCTCTCCCGTCAGCGTCACCATCCAGCCGACGGCCGCCATCGTTGAGACAAACGCCGACTAGTGTGTCGAAGCGTCGGTAGTTGGAAACAAGTACCGATGTTCCGACACAGAAACGGGGTAGCATGGCCAAGAAGTTCGAGTTCACCCTGCCCGATGACCTGACGCTGGGCGAGCTGGACAAGTACGAGAAGACGGTTCGAGAGCTTATGCCCACCGAGAACCTGACCGACGCCGTGTTCATGCGCGCCATCGTGTCGGGCGCGCTCGCGGGTGGGTTTATCAAGTCTGCGGACCCGAGGTGCCCCAAGACGATAGATGACCTGGACGGGTGTTCCGCTCGGGTCGTCTTTGCATTGGGGCAGTCCGTGGCCAAGTTGGTGAGCGAGGTCAAGGAGACGAACCCAAACTCCTGATGGCGGCAGCGCTGGCCGCCAGGGGCGACGCCCCAAAGCCGCAAGAATTGTTGCTGGCGCTGAACTGCAAGGCGTGGAACTGCCTGCCCGCGGCGGGCGGGCTGATGGACCAGCCGGCCGGGTTGTTCAACCGCATGAACGTGGCGCTGAATGTCTATACGGCATACCGGGAGTGGCTGACCAAGAATGACGTGGACGCCAATTGGTCAGAGACGCACCCGGACGAGTTCTCCCTTGTCGTGAGGATTGAGAAGATGCTGCACGGAGGGTAAATGCCAACGATCAAGACTACCCTAACGGGCGATGCGAGTGGCCTCAAGGCCGCCGTCGGGCAGGCGCAGGCCGCGCTGGGCGGAATAGACAAGGCCGCCGATGGCCTCAAGTCCGGCATGAAGTCCGCAGGCATCGCCATTGCCAGTGTGACGGCGGCCGTTTATACGGCCAAGAAGGCATACGACCAAACGGTCGGCGCCATCGTGGACTACAACAAGGCTATCCTCGACGCCTCGCGCGCCACGCGCATGGGCGTGGAGGACATGTCACGCTTTGTCCAGGTTGGCGACGACGTGGGCGTCTCGATGGACGCCATTACGAGGTCGTTGCAACTGGCAACTAAGAATGGGTTTGCGCCGAGTATCGATGCCATAGCGAACCTTGCCGACCGGGCAAACGCAATGGCGTCCCCCACGGAGCGGGCGGCAATGCTGGCCAAGATCATGGGGCGCAACTGGGCCGAGCTCAACCCAATCCTAGAGTTGGGCGGGGCGCGCATTCGGGAGTTGGCCGCATCGCAACAGGACGGCCTTGTGGCCACCCAGAAAGAGATAGACGCAACCGAGAAATTGCGACTGCGGATTGATGGGCTATCGGACAGTGTGCGCTCCTACCTGAACGAGGCGGGGCTGGTGCTTGTTGACGAGATTGACCTAGAGGCGCGGGCAATGGAGGTTCTCAATTTGTCCATTGCGGACATGGAGCCGACGTTGTTCAACGCCAAGGGGTCAACCATCCTGTACGCCCTTGCCTGGCGCGAGGTTATCGATCAATTGTACCTCGCAGATGACCCAATCACGCAGGCCACGGCCCGGATCGAGGAGTTGCGGGCAGGCATATACGGCACCATCCCCACCGTGGGCAGCCTGGGCGAGTCTCTCAACGGACTGCCGACCGCCAGGGCCTTTACCTATTCTATCAACATGAGGGCCTCCCCCGATGTCCAAGAACTCGCACGGCAGATGGGCTGGTCCCTCGCTATGGCCGTTCAGTACCTTATGGGCGGCGGCGCATCCAGCGGGATGGGGGCGGCTACTGGCCACGTCGCCA